AGGCGAAGCCGATTGGTTTAGTCCTGTAAACGCAGTAGACTGTGTTGTTGAGTCACTAAACGTAATTGATGGGGCTGATCCCCCAATGACTGTTGTCATGGTAATGTCTCCAAGAATGTTGTGATTTGCTCAGGTGTCATTTCATTGCCCTCTGCATCTTTTAATTCCACACCATTTGCCAATTCTTTTTTAAATTGTTGGTAGTCTGTGTTGTCTGAGGCAAATGGAATACAAGCGTTATCAATGCTTCTTAATACTCCACTTGTTTTATTTGTTAAAAAGTCATTAATCAATTTATACATTTATAACTCCGCAGAAATTGCTATTGTTCCACCAGATGTCAATGTCAAACACCTTCCAGCTGTAAGAGTTGGAGAAAACCCAGTAAAATAAGGACGAATAGTGTTTGGACTTGAAGCATTTGTAGTAACAGAGGTTGTTGATGTTCCTATAGCCCCATCATCAAATGAAAAAGTACCTGAATATGTTGCCGTTGGAGATGCTCTCATAACAACTGGATGCGGTATTATAGGCAATCCAGAAGTAGTACTATTTACAATACCAACATATGATGAAAGATTTGTTCCTAAAACTGGACTCCAATAATACCTCTGACACAAAGCCAACTCAGTACCATAAGGACGAAAATCAAAAGATGTTGCTTGTGCTCCTACTTCTAGTTGAACGCCTGTAACGTAAAAGGTTGCTCCTGATGTACCAACTACGGATACAGAACCAGTTGGAACATAAACTGTACTTGTTGTCCATGCCCCTGCTGTTCCACTTAATGAAGAGCCAACACCAAGCCCAAACAAAACATATACACCAACTCCATTTGTTGTTAGCCAAGTTCCAGATGTTGCACCTGTAATAGTTACGTTAATTTGAGTCCAAGTGTTTGCAACTGGAATTGAATAGCTAAATGGATATTGATAATTACCCGCCTGATTTCCTAAACTTCCACCAAATGACCCAGTTAAACTTGAATACACCCAAAAAGAAAGTGTAACTGTTTTAGCATTAGCAGTACCCCAAGCCAGGTCTGCAATATTAAACCCTTCGATTGCTTGAGCAACTTGAAATCTATCTGTTGAACCAACAGAATAAGCAGATGCTGAAGTAACACCAAGATAATTTATGTATCCAGTAGGCGGTGTAACAGAACCCGCATTTTGCTGAATACTAAATTTTGAAGCAACTGTTCCATAACCTTGCCACCTATCAAGAACATATGTTCCGGCAGAAGTATTGGTAATTGTTACACTTGCCCCAGCATCTCTTTGGTCAATAACCATCGCACCATTAATAATCCTATTACGCAATGATGTAATGTTTGGGCTTATTACCCCACCCGTTGAACTGGTTATGTTCTCAGCGTTTATTTGTCCGTATGTTGCCATGTTATATTCCTTAAGCTATGTTAGCCGCTTTTAATCTTGCTCTTAGGGATTGAACTTCTGCTACCAAATAAGCAATTAACTCTTGATTTGTTGTGTTTACTTGTTGATAAACGGGAACTGTTCTTGTGCCCATGACCGCAGGAGTTGTAATGTTACCCATTGAATCTTTGACCGCAGGGGTTACTTCGTACTCTTCTTCTTTTGTTTCGTTCGGTGAGCCTACTACAGCGTTAGGCATAACTGATTGCAATTCATCAGCAATAAAACCTACATCATTTGTGTTGGTTGTATTCCATGTAAATGTTCTTGGTTTTAAAGAATCAATAATTTCACCACTATTTGTAAGTGTTTGAATATTATCTTTTAATCTTCTATCTGAGGTTGCAAGAACTACTGTATTTGTACCATTCCAATATAAACCACCTACGACTGTCGTTGAATTAAAAACTCCTGTAGCATAAAAAGCACTAGCACTTGATGTAGATGCAGAATATGCGTATACGTTTGCACCTGAACAAGTTGATGAAACTTGTGAACTTGTAGTTATTGGACTTGTTGAATTTACAATCAATCTACCACTATTATCTAGTGTCATTGCTTGGGGAAGCGTTGCTACACCTCCTGCCGATGGAGTCCCACTATAATTTGACCAAACATGTATTCCATTAAATTGAGAATATAAAGTTCCTCCATAAGTAGCACCTTTGTAACGCCAATTTGTATTATCGTTATAAAGATTTGAAGCAACAAAAGAAGAATATCCACCTCCCGCAAAACTTGCTCCATTAGAATTAGAGTCTAATGATTTATAACTGCTTCCCCAAGCACTAGGAGTAACTCCAATACCCACGTTTTGGTTTGTATCTATTGTTACCGCAGTAGTCGTGCCATTAGTTTGTAAAACTAGATTACCTGTTGTATCAGACGTATATACTAAGCCTGTCGTTGTCGTTGTTCCTGATGCAATTGAACTCATATTAATCCTTTATATTACACAACTACCCAGCGCTGACCTGAGCTGACTGTTACTGATACACCCGTATTCACTGTAACTGGGCCGACTGAGAATGCGTTGTTGCCTGACGCTATCGTATAGCTTGTAGATACGGTTGTACCATTAATCATAAAGCCGTTTGATGAAATTACTTCAGGGGCTATTAACTCACCCGTGCTAGGTTTAAATGTGTACTGCGTATTAGATGTGTAAATCGTAAGCGCTGTTCCGCTTGTGGCATGGGCAAAGAGTGGATAATAAGCCGTTGTAGATGTTGTATCGTTAGATAGCGCTGCTCCGCCAACAGATGCCCAGGCTGATCCGTTGTATCCTTCAAATTGAGTTGTATCTGTATTAAATCTTAGATACCCCGCTACGCCAGTAGGTTCTTGAGCAGTTGTTCCTTTTGGAAGTAAAAGCGCTCCAGTAGTAGGCAATGAAACAATACCTGTTGTAGCTATACTAATTGCCGTTGTAGCTCCTGCATTTCCTACTTTGAACAATATACTATCTGATGTACCAACACCACTTGTAGATTGGAATGTTAAACTAGACGATGCCGTTGTACCGCCATACACCAAAGGCGTGGTAATAGATGTGGTAAACGTAGGAGCAGTAGACAATACTAAAGTTGTTCCAGATCCTGTTGTTGTATTACCTAAAGCAGTTACTGTTCCGCTTGTTGGAAGAGTTAAAGATGTAGTACCAGATACGGTAAGTGTTGTACCAAAGTTACCTGTTATGGTTAATGTACTAGCCGCATTGTTTGCTACACCTGTTCCGCCATTGGCCGCAGATAAAGTTCCCGCCAAAGTAATTGCTCCAGTTGTTCCAGAGCTTGGAGTAAAACCTGTTGTGCCAGCGCTAAACGAAGTAACTCCAATAGTAGATAATGCAGCCCATGAGGGCACACCACTTGAATTGGTTGTCAATACTGAGGAGTTAGCCGTAGCCAATGCCGCCCATGTATTAGCAGAAGATGCATACAAAAGCGAGTTGATAGCTACTGTTGAAGTAGGGAATGTCGATGTTGTCCAGGCAGGAGTTGTGCTTGAACCTGATGCAAGCAATTGTCCCGCCGTAGCAGTTCCAGACAATATACCCAAAGCACTAGCGGTAGAGTAAACAATACCACCATTACTTGCGGTCAACGTGGCATTAGTTCCACCATAAGTAAGACCTAAAGTACCAAATGTAGGAGCACCTGTTCCGCCTGATAGCAGAGCTTGACCTGAAGTACCTGCCGTATTTAATGCCAAGGCTGATGCGCCCGAATAAGCAATTGCTCCAGCAGATGCAGTTAAGTTTGCATTCGTTCCACCAAGGGCTAAGCTAAGCTGATTCGCCCATGTAGGTACGCTAGATACTGTTGTTAAAACCGCAGCGGCTACAGTAGCAAGACCTGTAATCGTATTAGATGCAGATGAATACAACAACTGATTGATTGTTGTAGTCGCAGGATATGTAGCCGTACTCCAAGATGGGGTAGTGCTTGATCCTGAAAGAATGATCTGGTTTGCCGTAGCAGTGCCAGAAAGAATCTGCATCTGACTGGCGTTTGAATAAACTATACCGCCGTTGCTTGCCGTTAAGTTAGCATTAGTGCCGCCGTTAGCTAAAGGCAAAATACCTGTTAAGTTTGAAACAACAGAAGAAGTAATCTTGATAAAGTCATTGGCTACTGTACTCCAGTAAACAACGCACTTCTCTCCGTTGATAACTGTTACACCCGTTGTCGGGCCAGTTGTTCCACGAAGCGTAATTGAATATCCACCCGTTGTAGCATTGTTAACAATGTACATCTTAGATGAATTGGGAGCATTGATATTCCTGTTTGCCGTCCGTGCGCCTGTGCAGAGTAATTGCATATACTGCGCAGTCGTTGAATTGGGCGAGGCAACAATATTAGATCCAGAGCTACTACCATTCGTAATGGTTAAAGTAATGTCTGAATCATTGGTAATATTGTTCGTGCCCGCAAGAGCGGCATCTACATACTGAGTAATACCAAGCGATACGTCATCACCCCAAGTACCTGATTCAGTACCTGTGACTGGTAATGCTAAGCCGAGTAGTGTTGTGTAATTAATAGTCATCTAATTTCCTAAGAGGTAGGAACTTGCGTCCAGGCAGGAGTTTGTGAATTAGGAATCTGCGTCCAATTTGGAGTTTGACTATTGGTTACTGGTGTCCATGTAACAAACATTATGAACTCCTAATCAATGCAGTTGACGAGCTATTACTTGGCATTGTAACTGTAAACGTGTTTGAACAGGTCTTATTTGAACCAAAATCAATTACACAAATAGATGCGTTACTTGCCGTAGCATCATAGACCAAAGCACACCTAGCGGTAAAAGCAGCAGGACTCCAAGAAACATTATTCCAATTGATATATGCAATACTGTTAACTGCATCGTAGTTAAAAGCAATGCCCGTCATTAACTTACCGCCAGCCGTATATCCCGTCCCAGTGATTTCATTGGTACTGGAATAAGCCGTTGTAGATAAATTAAGATTTGCATTACCGTTATACAAAGCCATGTATATAGAATCTGTAGACAAGTTAAATACCCCGCCCGTGTAGAGCTGGTATTTAAAGCTTGTCGTTTGTCCTTGAACTATACTCATGGTACGGGTTGAATCCTAGTTTGCCCAGAACGGTAAGCGTCTTGTCGCTCCAATCCATCTCCCAGGCGTTTTGCAATAGCTAATGCTTCCTTGTACTTGTTATCGTAAAAGGCAATTAAATCCTTATCGCCCTTTTGATATGTGTAGGCCTCTACCAAACATCCATACAAAAGGACTGAATCAAAATTATTACCAAGCCAGGACTGTCCTGTTGCGCTTGTGATCGTAGATACGGGTACGGTAAATCCTAGACCTGTTCCGCCAAGATATGTATTAGATATAGTCAAAGAATCCCCAACTACATATCCTGTACCGCCTGAAGTTAAAGTAACAGACGTTACTACACCAGCCGTAACAACAACCGATCCATAAGCGTAAGTACCAGTACCGCCACTAAAAGGTACGTTGTAATAAGTTCCAGAGACATATCCTGATCCTCCAGAAGTAATAGAACCCAACGCAGTAATTTGAGCCTGAATAATACTGTCAGGGTAATAAAAATAATGTAACTCAGTTGAATATGCTTGATCAGGAGTCGGCCCAAGCATAAAGCTAAGATA